CTGCTCCTGTAGAAGTAGCTCCTGAAGTAGCTCCTGCTCCTGTAGAAGTCGCTCCTGAAGTAGCTCCTGCTCCTGTAGAAGTCGCTCCTGTAGAAGTCGCTCCTGAAGTTGCTCCTGTAGAAGTTCCTGTAGAAGTTCCTGTAGAAGTCCCTGTAGAAGTTGCTCCCGAAGTACCCCAGTAAATTACTGTACAATTGTTCCAGTAAGAAGTCGCAGGCGCTCTACCACCGAGTACCATTTCTTCCATTGATCTAATTTTACCCACAATTGTCGTGTAGCGGCTGTTATACAATCTATTAAGACCGTATAACTTGCGCGAGATAATGAAGCCTGTGAATACAATGTAATACACATATCCACTGATTCTAAGGGTTCTTGACCTTTCATAGCACGTACGTGATTATGAAAGGTAAAAAGCCATAGACGGATTACATCACGCAATGCAGAACCATAAAGGTCTTTTACAACAGGGAATGGATTCGTTAGAAGGTATGTTTCTGTATGCGCCTGACAATCTCCACAAGGAAGAACATGCGGAAGCATCGTAATCATTGTCTTTACATAATTCGCTTGATCTGCATCTGTCAATTTACTCCCAGAGTGTCCAATCTTCTCCGCAGTAATATGAAGTAAACGCCACATTATCGGACCCCATTGTGTTGGCAGCAATAACTGATTTGCTTCACGCGCTATTGCAGCATCGGTAGTTCCATTCTTTCGTTTCCCACAACCACAAGACATTTATATGTTGACTCTATGATATGCTTTAGGTATTCTTTTTAGATTGATGATCAATATAAAAAGAATAAATAGCGACTCTACGTTTCGATCGTAGGACCTTTTGGTTATGAGCCAAACGCGCTGCCTCTGCGCTAAGTCGCTATTATTATCTATTCTAAATAGATAATAATAGCAATAACCCTAGTGGGACTTGAACCCACAATCTCACGATTAGAAGTCGCACGCGATATCCAATTTCGCCATAGGGTTTAACGAGGTCCAATGGACCTACTCCACTATACGTGTATCGCTTTAAGCTCCTTTACAAATCAGGAACAATCTCCACACCCTCTTCTGTGCGCTTTATCGGTTTATAAGGTGGTGCACTATAATATTTAGCCTTAAAATCATACATGTTTTCCGTTCCCATTGACGTATTACAAGAAATGCAGACAGGACGCATGTTCGTTACACTATCAGATCCACCACATGCTCGTGCTACGATATGACCCACACTCCAGCTGTCAAATGCATCAAGTTCCCTTGTACAACAATAACAAGACCCCTTAATGGAATTTCCATGCTGATTCTTCCAGACTTGCCCACGCATCATCTTGGGAATCTGTTTTCGTGGTTGTTGTGGCTGTATTTGTTCTTGTTTATTCATCCAACCGATGAAATGCGTGAGCATCTTCTTACGCGTAGTTGAATCATAGGAAAACAACATTTTTCTAAAGTGATGAAACGACATCGTCGTATTACATATAATATATGGTAAAATACTTTAGGCTGATGCCTATTCTGCATAATACTGCGCTTTAAACTCATCCATGTTCTGTGTTCCCATTGATGTATTACATGATGCACAGACAGGACGCAGATTGGATGGCATATCCGAACCACCATTCGCATGTGACTTGATATGTCCCACGTGCCATGCATCAAATGCATGAAGCTCTCGTTTACAACAGAAACAAGAACCGTTCAGCGAAGTGCCATGATATCGCTCCCATACTTTTCCACGAATCATCTTCGGAATCTGCTTTCTCTTAGGACGTTTCTGTATTCCTCTGTGTTTTATATCATATCGTGTAACACTTGCTACATTATCCTTGTTTGATATCCAATCCGTAAGATGCTCCAATAAAAGCACACGTGTCTTTGCATCATATGTATGTAAGACACGCTTGAATGTTGTAAATGACATTCTACCATGTAGAGAGAGATGATTCTTTATCGAATTCTTATCGAATTCTTTATCGATAAAGAATTCTTATCCACATCCTCCATAGACGTGGTCCCAAACTACCCACCTTACCTTTTTCTCGGGTATACCTCATAAACTCTCGTTTTTTATACGGATGTAATAAAATGACTTCCTCAATTGCCTGATTTGTCCAAGGTATACTATCATCTGATTCTACATGAATATGTGTAGGGTGAGCCCGTAATTCTCTGTCTAGTTCTATGAAGAAATCCAGTCTTTCTTGAATAGTAATACGTCTTACCATGTTAGATGGGAATCGTTGAGATTCCTTACGTTACGAATTACAACCATGTTTTTACATATACTCCATCCTTATTAAATTGTTCAGCCGTTCCTTTTGCACTCACTTTACGAAACGGAGCAGAAGCAAACGGCAAAGCAGATGCCATCCAAATCCAATTCATCATATTCTGTGCAGGGTCATAATCCACAAGATGTTGCGCGAAAAATCGTTCACCATGACGCCAATGAATACCCTTATCCTTTGTGAGCCACGATGACACTACCAATCGTAAACGATTATGCATCCAGCCCGTTCGTAACATTTGTTTCATTCCTGCATCCACTAAGTCGATTCCCGTTTCCCCTTTCTTCCATTGTTCGAGCCAAGTATGTTTGTCTTTTGACAGCGGCCGCTTCCATTTATTCATTTCAAATTCATATGCACCCATCCCATATAAATTCTCAAAATCAGCCATAATATGACCATAAAAGTCTCTCCACCATAATTGACGACGAAAAGCAGTCTGTTTCGTTGCAGCATACACTTCACGAATGCTAACCGTTCCAAAGTGATTATGGGCCGATAACATAGAAGTAGGTATACTGGGAGTATCATGTGTTTCTGCATACTTCTGTGGCAAACGATGTAATAATTGTAGCCCCTCTTTTCTCCCACCTTTGACAGCAATTTCAGCATTTTTAACAGGACAATATCTGTGTTCCATTTCATCCAAGGTTGTCTGCCATGAAAATCTGTGGCGTTTCCGTGTTTTTCGTTTTTTATCCTTACGTTGTACGTTATTACCCTTAGTAATAGTGCAAAAATGTAGTAGATGTGCCTTCTGTGGCGCAGGAATAGATTTGGTTCGGGCAGTATCATAAAATGGTGTAAATTTTTGGAATGTTTTTCCTGATTTATTTAGGATTGTTCCAGGTTCCAATAAATATGAATCGTGGACAGACTGATACGTGATTGAATGTTCTTTACAAAAATCGGCAATCTCAGCAGTACGTTTCTTAGCATAAGGAGTATAATCCGCTGTTTCAGCAAGAATCGTAAATGGATGGCTACGAAAAATAGATGCGATTACATTTACCGTATTTCCATAGGCAATGTAGAAGGTGCCGTGCTTTGATATAATTTCTTTTTCTAATTCACGTAAGGATTCAATCATAAATTGAACGGAATTGTTACTCTTTAATGGATTTGCATCGCTAACTTGTTCAGGTGTAAAAACAAAAAGTGGTATGATATGTTTATCACGAATACTTTCTAGTGCATTGTGATCTACAAGACGTAGATCACGATGAAATAACATAAGAGCTGTCATCTCCCTATGAGAGGGTTAGATTATCTTATTGGAGGGTTTATGCTTGGTACAGAGTTTAAGCCTGGGCATATTTCCAAATGAATCCTCCTCCTGTTTTTGTACGTCCTGATGCAGTTGATTGAATAGAATTTCCATGTATTTGTGTTTTTTCATGAGCTTCTACAATAGAATCATAAGTGGCAATTAACATATTCTCTTTTGTATATTGTTCTACTTTTCTTCCATTTGCTTTACGCATAGCATTGCTATGTTTTTTTCTATTATCACTGTCCGCAAAATATTCTGTAGAAAATCTACAAAGTTTTTGTCGCTGCTCTTCTGTTAAGTCTTTATTTTTTATTCGAGGTTTAGATCTGTTAGCAATCGCTTGTTTCCATTTTTCTGATATATCTCCATTCTTATATTTTTCATTTAATTTAATTGCAATTTGTCTTTGTCTTTCTTTTACTTCAGGACGATTATTATATTCTTTTGCTTTTTCACTAAGTATCTTCCTTGTTTCTTCTGAATGTGTTTTCCCTAAAAAGGTACAAATATTTTGCCCTCCTTCTAAAATATTGTATCCATTTGGCGACATTGTATTGTATTTTGTTATATATTCTTTTTCATATTTATATACATCCTCGTCAAAACAGATAATAAGAACTTCAAATTTAAATGCCTCCTCTCCATACTTTTTAACTGCTTTTTGTAACATAGGACATCCTTTCCCATGCCGAATTGCAGACATATGATTTTGATATCGTCGTATTGCATCTGGAAGTATTGTAATTCCAACATATCCCTTGCCATTAACTGTATTTGTTATTTTGTAAATGAATCCCATCTACTTATCTATATATAAAAATAATTTAAGCTATGATAGAAAGAATCTCATCGTTCTATAATAGCTATATGCCCCCAATGGGAATCGAACCCACGACCTACCGCTTACAAAGCGGTTGCTCTAAACCAACTGAGCTATAGAGGCACATTGTGAGAGCTAACACCCTCACAATATACCCTCGACAACCTCCTTTAAGTCTTTTCAGAAAATAACATTGCTGAAAAAATAACGTGGGCCCGTGGCGGGAGTTGAACCCGCGGCCGCCAGATTAAAAGTCTAGTGCTCAGCCTGCAGAGCTTCACGGGCCACTTGTGGAGCCCTCTCCACAAGTTATCTTGTTGGGCATTCTTTAGGTTCCTTTTTTGGCGTATTCGCTAAAAAGCAGACTCATGAATCCCCGTGAAAATCCTCATACACCTCAATCAAATGCAGCGAAGCGCACTTGCGCGTACATAACAGCGTCCATTCTGTAAAAGGAAAGCTCGTCATACTCTGATGAGGGCCTAACATCTTCCTTTCCAGCGGTGTATCAGGGCGAAGCATCCGCGAATACAGATTTCCTTCCAAGATCAGCGTATGATTCTCCGCATTCTTTCCCGCAAATCCCTGATACTGCATGAGATTCCATCCTGTTAAAACAAGCTTCTTCGTATCCGATTTAAAAAGAACAACCGCCTTCGGTCGAATAATGTCATGATGATACTGTACCAATGATTTCCATTCCTGTCCTCTGTATTCCTTAAAAAGCTGGAGCGCAAATGGCTGCCGCTGCTCAAGACTCTGTACCAAATGTGATAGATACATATTACATATTTATAGTGATTTTGGTTTAGACTCATACGTTTACAAATATTCTTCAGGAGTAATTCCCTTTATCCACCCCGCAACAATGTACCCATGTCCAAAAGGAAACTGCGTATCATTAATCTTTTCACAGAGTAACTCCCTCGTCACCTCAACACATGTTACTCCTCCATCTTCTTCTCTGGGACCATCAAAGTCATAAATCACAATATCCTTTCCCGCTTCCACCTGTGCCTTCCAATGAAGCGCCATCTCTCTATCCTTCATTAATTCAAAGTATCG